TTATACGCAAGTATATCCGCCATCAACAGGAAGTATTACTCCTGTAACATAACTAGCTTCCTCGCTGGCTAAAAATATAGCAGCGCTATTAAGCTCACCTTCCTTGCCATATCTTTTCATAGGGACATGTGTCTTCGCAAAATTTTGAAATCTCTCGGTGTCTAAAACTTCTTTAGTAAGTTCGGTATAAAAATAACCTGGACAAATACAATTTACAGTTATTCCGTATTTAGCAAGTTCAGCAGCGGCTGCTCTTGTAAAATTAACAACGCCCCCTTTAGATGAATGATAAGCAATAGTTGGTATTTCTTCATTTCCAACTAGTCCATACATAGAAGCTATATTAATGATTCTTCCGTAATTATTTTTTTTCATGATACCTGCAAAAGCTCTAGTTACTTTAAAAACAGAAGTAAGATCAGTTTCTAATGTGAAATCCCATTCATCATCCGTCATATCAAGCACCCCAGCATCTTTAGAAGAACCCGCACAATTTACTAAAATATCGACTTTACCAAAATAATCTTCAGCTATTTTTGCAGCATTATTAATATCATCAGTATTAGTAACATCACATTTTATAGCTAAAGCTCTAATACCTTTATTTTCTAATTCGCTTTTTAATTCTTCTAATCTTTCTATTCTTCTTGCAAGTAAAACTAAATCAGCACCTCTTTCGGCAAATCCTAAAGCCATTTGTCTTCCAAGACCGGAAGAAGCACCAGTGATAGCAGCTACCCTTCCTTTTAAATCAAACATATTATCATTCCCCTTATTTTATATTTCCACTTTTATTCTATCATATTTTATTAAAAAAACAAAATAAAAAAGCCTTAAATTACAAGACTTTTATTTACAAAATGGTGGAGAATAGGAGTATTTTATTATGCTTTTGTTAAACCTTGTTTTATAAGACTTTGTTCGTTTATTATTTTGTTTTGGACTTGTTTTTGGACTTGTTTTAGTATTTGTTTATCTTTTCCAACGCCTTTAAATAATCATCTTCAAATAGGTGTGTATAAGTCTCTAATGTGACACCAATATTACTGTGTCTAAGTATTTTAGATATAACTGCAATATCAATTCCAATCGAGTGTAGCCATGTAGCACAACTGTGTCGCAATTTATGTATGCTGATTTTTTTATCAATGTTGGCTATTTTAAAGTATTTATCTTTATTATAGTTGATTGCGTGTTCGCTAATAGGGTTTTTACCCCCGAATATAAACCAACTATTATCAAATTCATCTTGTTTTTTTAATCCGTTTATAAGATTGTTTATTTTCCTATTTAAGTTATCACTTAAATAAATCCATTCTTTTGAAGAAGAAGTTTTTGGTTCTTTTAAAACGTTACCTTTTGCCATTGTATGTTCTACTTTTATACGAGAATTTATATAATCGTAATTGCATACTTGAAATGCCCTTATTTCACCTACTCTCGGCCCTCTAGTAAACAACATGTCAAACATAGTATTATATTTTAAATCATCTTTGGTTGCTTCCATAAGCCGTAAATACTCTTCATAATCAATTATATCATATTCTTTGCTTTTAGAACTTAATTTTATTTCTTTAGCAGTTCCAATTTTACCACTTTGTTTGGCAAAATTATAAGTACAACATCCTTCGTTGATAGCATAATCTAACATTGCACATATTTCATTATAAACTTTATTGAGATATTTAATTGAATATGTTTTCCATTTATACTTTCTTTCGTGTTCTTCTTTTTTCCACTCTTGTAAATATTCGTCTTTAATATTGGCGTTCACATATAATTTATCTTTCATTTGTTGTTTCCAAATAGAAAACATATCTTTTGTATATTTTCTAACATCTAGGTTTGGATGAGTAGTAACTTGATGAGTATGATCTATTTCGCAGAAATGATTAAGTTTACTCTCTTTTGCTATTAGAGATTCGTTATCAATTTGTGGTTTGCAATAATTCAGGTATTTTTCTTTTAATTGACGAATGGTGATTTTTCCGTTAATCTCTTTTTTTAATATGTTGTTTTTAAGTCTTACTTCTTCTTGTTGGGCTAGGTTTTTACCGACATTACCAACCCATTTTTTATTATGTCGCTTTATCTGTTTTTTATTTCCAAATTCATCTTCAACATAAGTTCTAATATAATATTGTTTTTTTCCATTGACTAACTTTGGTATCATTTCACCTGTTTCTTTATGTTTCACTTTTTCTTCATAAATTGGCATAAAAATCATCTCCCATTATTGTTTTTGTTATTTGTTTTTGGTATAATGGAAGTACACAAAAGAGAATAATTATGTCTATCCGAGACTTTATTTATTTTTGTGTACTTCGACTATTACTGCTGGAACAGTAATAGTCTTTTTTGTTTTTTAGCACTTTTAAGTTTTATTTCATTTTCTTAAATACTCCTCATAATAATCAATATAAGCATCGGTATAACTTTTAATATTAAAATTATTCTTTTTACCTTCAATATAGTCTTCTAATTCAAAATTAAAGCCGTTTATTTCATTTGTTGCATCAATAGTAACGCGTGCTTTTTCGTCGTTTTCATTAAACGTATAAAGACTAATATCAAATAATAACCATAAAACAAAACAAGTAATAAAACCTAGCGAAAAAAACTTCAAACTTGTTTTCATAAAAACCTCCATTTCTTACATTCAGGTATAAAACAACTTTTTTAAGACACACTTTTGTTTTTTTTAGACAAAATATGATGCGCTTATACTTTATATATACTTTTTGATTTTTATAAATTATAATACTATACTAATTTATTTGGATGGGGGGTAATTTGTAGTATGTTGTATAATGTAATGTATAATTATTTAAAATCACAAAAAGTGAATATTGAATATTATATAATTTTTTTTAGACTTTTCTTTTAAGAAATGTCTTTTTTGTTGTCTTGAATTAGGAAATCTTTGTTAAGTTTATTAAACGCCATTATTCTATTAAAACTTTCCTCTGACAAATCTTCCCCTTTATTCATTATTCCTTTTTCTATGAAAACTTGTTTTAACAAATCTTTTTTATCGGTTTTTGATGGTTCGACAACATTGCCATTTTCTTGGAGGTCTTTACCAATAAGCTCTGGAAGTGGAACATTTAATATTAAAGAAAGGTCATAGGCATTATCTACAGTTATTCCCATTTCGCTTTTTTCCCATCTCGTTATTGTTGATTGATTAACTCCCATTTTTTTAGCTAAACTACTTTTAGACATACCCAATTTTTCCCTTAAATATTTTAGGTTTTTAGCAAAATAAGACATATACCATTCTCCTTCCCACTTTTAATTTTACACTTTTTTTTGCGAAAACGCAACTTTTTTGTTGACATTTGCGAAAACGCATAGTACAATTAAAATGTAAGGAGGCAAATAATGAAGGAAGAGTTTATGAAGAAAGTTTCATCAGAACTTAAAATTATTAGAATTGAGCATGATGATTCACAAGAAGAATTGGCAAATAAATCCCTTATTGCAACAAGTACTATTTGTAAATATGAAGCTGGGACAAAAGATATGAGTTTGAAAAAAATAGAACAGCTTTTAAAACCTTATAATATTTCTTTGCCAATTTTTTTTGACAGAGTACTTGCGAAAACGCAAAACATTATGAATGAAAATGATGTATAAAAAAGTCTCGGATAGACAGGAGGATACAGATGGAAAAAATAGATGATATTTTCTATTTTGAATTAGGAAACAAATTAGATTTAGAAAGAAAAAAGTTAGGTTATTCCTATAGATATTTAGCTCAAATAACAGGTATATCAAAAAGCCAATTAGATAAATATTTAAGTGGAAAACAGCGAATAAAAAAAGATACATATAAAACAATATGTGAAGCTTTAGGAATAAAACCAATTATAAAAATAGAAGTAGCAATAGGATAAAAAGGGGTGAAACAATGCTAAAAAATAAATATACATGGTTATTAATAATCATAATCATATCAATAGCCTTTATAGGTGGATTAGAGCAAAAAATGACCGCAAGTCAGGTTTCAAGCGGTCATTACATTACAAATGATTTACAAAAGTAAATCAACAATTGTATCAGAAAATAAATAAAAAATCAAATTCTCGAGTATTGGTATAGCCATCAGATAAACCCTTTCATATAAATACACCGACTTTATAAATTGTTAGTGCTATATAACGATATTCCAATCCAATTATTATAAATATTTTTTGTTTTTTTTCATATCTGGTGGCTGCACCAGTACTCGAAATAAAGAAGGAGAGGTAGTATGAACGACATTAAAGGTTTTACATTTTATAAGAATTACTATGACGTGATTAAATACCTCGATGATAAAGATAAATTGATATTATTAAGTGCTATTTTTGAGTATATTTTTGAAGATAAAGAACCTACATTAGAAGGTCTTAATTTAGGAATATGGAACAATATAAAAATGCCTTTAAATACAACGAAAACAAACATAGTAAATGGTCAAAAAGGAGGAAGACCAAAAAACCGAAAAGAAACCGAAACCAAAACCGAAAAGAAACCGAAACCAAAACCGAAAGGCAAAGCAAATAATATTTCTTATTTCTTATTTCTATTTTCTAATTTCTATATTTCTAATATAAATAATAAAGATTATATTTATAGTTTATTTAAAGAATATTTAGAAACGAGAAAAAAAAGAAAATATGTATTAACGGAAACTGTTGTTAAAAGATTAATAAACAAATGTAATGAATATGGGAAAACAGACGAAGAAAAAATAGAAATTATTACAAATGCAATTAACGGAGCATGGAAAGATTTTTATCCGTTAAAGGAAAATCAAAAAATAGAAAACAAACCTGAATGGTATGGAAAAGAGTTTGAGGAAGATACAGCTAGTGAAGAAGAAAAGAAAAAATTAGAGGAGAAGTTAAATGCGTATTAAAGAGTTTAAAAAAATAATCAAAGAAAAAACACCAAGAGATATTATCGCTATGCACACACATAACAAAATTTATTTAACAGATAAACAAATAGACAAGTTAATCGAATTAAGGGGCGAGAATTATTGGGGTTGGAATAGAAAGGAAGAAGATTTTAGAAGTGGAAAAGAAAGAAATTAAAGAAATGGAAACTATAGAATTAGAAAAGTTAGAAGAAAGTAGAGTTACATTTGAAGATATACAAAAAGCAAACGAAACAATAAATACTACTAACATTAAGGGCAAAGATTATGCGGAAGTTAATCAAAGAATAAAAGCATTTAGGATGGTATATCCAATGGGTACTATTGGAACTGAAATGATGCAAAACGAAAATGGCGTATGTATTTTCAGAGCGGTTATTCGTAACGAGGATGGTGATGTTATAGCAACAGGAACCGCATACGAAAAAGAGGGAAGCACGTTTATAAACAAAACAAGTTACATTGAAAACTGTGAAACGTCAGCAGTAGGTAGAGCTTTAGGCATGGCTGGTTTTGGTATTGATACAAGCGTAGCGAGTGCAGAAGAAGTACAAAATGCAATAGCTAATCAAAAAGGCGATTTTAGCGATATGCCAATTACAGAAGGACAAAAGCAATGGATAAAAGAAGAACTTACCGAAGAAGAAATAAAAAAAGCATTAGCTCATTATGAAGTTAAAAAATTAAGTGAATTAAACTTTATGCAAGCGGAGAAAATCCGAGAGGCAAAAGAAAAAAAGGAGGGTTAAAATGACATTAAAAGACTTATATAACTTAAGCACACCAGAGAGAATATACGAAATTATAAATGATTATTTATCAAAACCATCACATTATAGAGCTAGTTATAGTTTTGAAGATTATTTAGAAGAATTAACTACTTGCCCTATATGTAGTGAAATAAACGAACGTGAAAATATGACGTATCATGTATGGGATATAGGAGAAGTAGAAGAGCTAATATGTGAGAGTTGTAGAAATGACGAGAGTTTTTAAAAAGAAAGGAAATGAATAATGAATAGGATTTTGTTAATAGGTAGATTAACTGCTAAACCCGAATTACATTATACAAGTAGCAATATTCCATATACGAGATTTAATGTGGCAGTAAATAGACAATTTAGTAATGCAGATGGAAAGCGTGAAGCAGATTTTATACCTGTACAAGTATGGAGAAAACAAGCTGAAACTATATGCCAATATTTAGATAAAGGTAGAATGATTTCAGTAGAAGGTAGAGTACAAACAGGTACTTACCAAGATAAGGGAGGCAATAAGCGTCCTACATGGATAGTAATTGCTGAACATGTACAATTTTTAGAAAACAAAAACACACAAAACAAAGAAACAACTAATGAAGAACAAGTAGATATATACTCTGAATTTGGCGATGAGATAGAAGATAATTATTTAGATTAGGTGTGATATATGAAGTTATATAGTGACAATAACAATTATAAATTATATCATGGCAGTATGCTTGATATGTTAGAAGTGATAAAACCAAATACAATAGACAGCGTTGTGACTGATCCACCTTATGAATTAAATTTTATGAGTAAGGGCTGGGACAATGCAGGTGTTAGTTTTCAACCTGATACTTGGCGTAAATGTTATGAAGTATTAAAACCCGGTGGATATTTATTAGCCTTTGGTGGTAGCAGGACTTTCCATAGAATAGCGTGTGCTATTGAAGATGCAGGATTTGAAATAAGAGATACAATATGCTGGATGTATGGTAGTGGATTTCCTAAAAGTATGGATATATCAAAGCAGATTGACAAAAAAGGTGGGGTTGATTTAAACTGGTTTGCAGATTTTTTAAATAAGGCTTTGAAAGAAAAAAATATGACAGCAATAGAATTAGCAGAAAAAGGTAAATTTTATGGAAAAGTTAACCATGGTGGCTTGGTAAGTAATTGGACAAAAGGAAAAACTACTCCAACACCTGTACAATTTAATAAAATGTGCAAAATATTAGAACTACCTTTTGAAGATATTGAAGAGGTGGAGAGAGAAGTAATAGGAACTAAAAAAAGTTTAGCGTTACCAATAAATGACCAATTAAAAGGTTGGGGTGAAAAAAGAGAATATAATATAACAATACCATCAACTGATTTAGCCAAACAATGGCAAGGATGGGGAACTGCATTAAAACCATCATTCGAGCCAATCATAGTTGCAAGGAAGCCATTTAAAGGTTCATTAGTTGACAATGTTATTGAAAATGGTGTTGGTGGAATTAATATTGATGAGTGTAGAGTAAACCCAACGGGTGAAAAGTTAGGTAGAAATAATCATGTAAATACTTATGGTGGTGTTGCTTTGCATACAAGTAACACTCCAGGACTTGACCAATCAAATAAACCCGACAATGGTAGATTTCCAGCAAATACAATATTAACTTATGATGAAACAGATTTTGATGAAGTATGTGGTGGATTTCCTAATACTAAAAGTGGTGGAAACATTAACTTTGATAATGTAAAAAATGATAGTATATATGGTTCAATACCTAATAGAAAAGGTTTTTATCAAAATAGAATAGATAGTGGTTCTGCCTCAAGATATTTCTATTGTGCGAAAGCAAGTAAGAAAGATAGAGATGAAGGATTAGATGAGTTTGAAGAAAAACAGCTAGCGTGTGTTACAGATTTTAGACCTACACTTGCAACACATCCAGAAAATTGGAACAATGGAAATCCTGTTGATAATCCTATGATGAGAACAACTCCTAGAAAGAATGTCCACCCAACTGTAAAACCTACTTCATTAATGCAATACCTAGTTAGACTGGTAACACCAAACGGCGGAACTATACTTGATCCATTTAATGGCAGTGGAAGTACAGGTAAGGCTGTTATGTATGAAAACCTAGAACGAAATAAAAATTATAAATACATTGGTATTGAATTAACCGAAGAATATTTACCGATAGCAAAGGCTAGAATTGAATATGTGTGCAATCAAGAAAAACAAACGACTATTGATGATTTTGTGAGGTGATTAGATGATAGGAACGCCTAAACAATTAATACCATATTTAGTTACATTAGACGATGAAAAAGTATACGAAGTAAAAGAACACAAAAATAAACGTTCGTTAGACGCCAATGCTTATTACTGGGTATTAGTAAATAAAATAGCAAGTGAATTAAACCAAAGCAAAGACTTTGTACATAGAAGTATGCTTAAACAATATGGAGAAACATATAGCTTATTATTGCCAGCAGAATATAACATAACAGGACTAATTAAGTACTATGAAGAAGAAAGTACAATCAAAAAGGGGGACAAGCTATTTAAGTCATATAAAGCTTATCTTCCTAGTTCTGAAATGGATAGTAAACAGATGTCAGTATTAATAGATGGAATAGTAAGTGAAGCTAAAAGTATGGATATAGAAACTATGACACCTAATCAAATAGAAGAGTTAAAGGCAAGCTGGAAAAATGAATAAAGCGGAAAAGAAGGTATACGAAGATACTATAGAATTATTTAATGGTTGCTGTGCTATATGTGGTAACAATCAAATTCACTGCCATCATATACGTTACGGCGGGCTGTACGGTGGTCGTAAGACATACATGGGTAACGTAATACCGTTATGCAAAAAACATCATGATTTAGTACATACGAACAAAAGAAAATATATGCCTATGCTTATTGAAATAATAAATGAGGCTATGAAAAGAGGATAATGTATGGGTAAAGTAGTATATGCAATTTATAAAGATGATGTATTTATTGATTTAGGTACTAGAGATGAACTAGCTAAAAGATTAAATGTCACTCCTAGATATATTAGTCGTTTAGCCATGCCTAAGGTAAACTAATTGCGATAAGAATAGGCAAAGAAGATGATAAATTATGAAGAAAGGGCTGAGAAAATGATAAAAGTAACAATACCTTTAAAACTTCCTAGTTTAAACGATTATACAAAAATGTGTAGAGCTGATGGGAGATATGCTAATAAAATAAAACAAAATCTAGAACAACAAATAGGATTATATCTTATACAACTTCCTAGATTTGAAAATCCTGTAAAAATACATTTTATATGGGTAGAAAGTAATAAACGAAGAGATTTAGATAATATATGTTTTGCTAAAAAATTTATATTAGACGCTATGGTTAAGTACGGGAAACTAAAAGACGATAATAGAAAATGTGTTATAGGTTTTACTGATAGTTTTAAGTATGAGGATAGAAATAAAGTTATTTTAGAAATAGAGGAGATATAGACATGGAAAAAAGAGAAATAAATAGATTTTTAATAATATCTTTAGGAATAGCGTGTTTATTTGAATTGTTTTTAATAACAGGAGCAATAGATATTATTAATGATAAAACAGCATACATAAATGGCTTATTAAGCGACAGAGCTATGTGTAACGGCAAGCTAGATAGTTTAAAGCATGATTATAGAAAAATGGAAGATGAGTTAAAAGAATATCAGGAAAAATATGGTGAGTTAGTTGGATTAAAAGGTGATGATACAAATGACTAAATACAAATTACACAGACATAGTCCTTATAATAAATTAGGGGCTAAAAAGTATGTTAATGACAGAACAAAAAAATTATTAAAAATAAGAAAGGTACAAAACAATGGAAAAGTGTTTTGCAGATAGGAAAGATGGAACGTGCCATGCATTAACTAAAAAAGAGTGTGACTTTTGCAAGTTTTATACACCACGTTCTAAAGTAAAAAACAATGTATTTTATAGATGGAGTTGGGCTAATAATTACAGATTTAATCTAGAACGTATAAAAAGAAATATAGAGATGAAAGATGTAATGAAGAAGAGTGATTAGGAGGAAAGTTATGACTGATACGGATAAAATAATAGATGAATTAGAAGACATAACAAATGATTATAAAGGGGTAAATGTTGAAAAGATAGAAAACTTGTATTTACAAGCTACTAGAGTGACATCTAAAGGATTAAGTAATGTATCAGTGCAAACCACTCCTAGAAATGCAACCAGAGAAGACATACTCATTATGTTGGCTGAATTATCAAAGAATTATGATGAGTGTAATAGAAAATTAAAAGAGATATATCATAAAGTAATTGATCGTGATTTAAAAATATACATTGAAAAGAAATATTTTCATTTATCTAATGCTAAATTAGAGGAAAAATGGGGAATAGGAAGACGCCAAATACAAAAAATATGTAAAAAAATAGAAAAAAATCGTCAGAGTTCGCCTTGAGTTCGCGGTCAAGTGCTAGAATATGATTAAATGGGGAAAATGGAGGCTTATTATGACTAAAAATGAAACGACTTTATGTTGGTATTGTGGAAAAGAAATACCATATCAAGAGGATTTAAGGGCTTATTGTAGAGATTGCAAAGATAAAAAAGATAAAGATTATAGTGATTTGTATGAAAGATATTTAAAAGAGCAATCGTTAGTTATGTATGAAAGAGCCTTAAGACAGATGGAACATCAAAAATTTAGTATGCATTATTATTATGAAGCTTGTAACGTAATAAAAGAAAAAATTAAACAAGATTATAGAAGTTTTGACAGCTCACACGAAATAATGGTTGCAATAGAATTAATAAACAACAAAATAAAAACAATACCTCACAAAAAAATAGAAAGATATACTGTTGATTTTATGCTTCCTGATTTAAAAATCGTATTGGAAATAGATGGTGCATGGCACTATACTTCACAAAATATGTTAAAAGACGCAAAAAGAGACATTGAAATAATATCTAGCCTTGGTGTTGGCTGGGAAGTTATTAGAGTAAAAACAAGCCAAGTTGAAACAAAATTGATGGAGTTAGTCGATTTTATTAAAAAAACTTACAAAGAAAGGCAGTTATTACGAAAAAAACATCATGGCATACTACCAGATAATTATAGTGATCATGCAAAAATATTGTATAAAGATATTCTTGAATTATACAAATACGATAAAGATTATATGACAGATATCGAACAAAAAGAAATTAATGAAAAAAACGAAGCTAGATTATTTAATAAATATAACAAATATCCAAAAAGATATAAAACACAGTATTACAATATTAAAAATTATTTTGAAGCAAAAAAACGAGGCAATCAGAACTGATGTAAGCCCTCAAGTCTTCATTCGCAAATTGTTTTTTTTCGATTTGTGAAACCCCTTTTTATTCTAGTGCTGCCTTTAATGGCAGCTAGCTGGAGATATAGAGTAACTAGGCGTGGGTGATAGTTTTAATACAAGATGATAACTTGTAGGAGTTTCTACGGAAAGAATAATCATTCAAGGTGTTATGAACGTGATAATACTAAAAGCGAACATGTCTTTGGCTAGGTGCTAATTAAAACAGCACAATGCATTAAATACAAGCACTATCTTTTATAGGTAGTGTACTGAATAGAAGAAAGATTGTCTAGCACAAAACTAGGCGCTACCAATAAAATTCAAGTCACTTAACGTGGCTTTTTATTATAGGGAGAATAAAGGGAACAGGAAAAGCACATATATAGCTGTTGGTGGGTTGGCGTAGTGTTTATGAAAGTAGGTGATGTATATGAATAACAACCAAAGAACATTTGCACAGGAATACGTAAAGAACGGCAATAATGGTACTAGAGCATATATGAAAGCGTATCCAGACTGTACTGAAGAAACGGCGAGAATAAACGCTAGTAGACTGCTAACAAATGCTAACGTGAAAGAATACATAAAAGAATTACAGAATGAAGTTAGAAAAGAAACAATAATGTCAGCAAAAGAACGTATGGAGTGGCTTACAAAAGTAATAACTGGCGAAATAGATGAAAAGATATATATGTCAGATAAATTAAAATCAATGGATATATTAAACAAAATGGATGGCAACTATGTTACAAAACTAGAAGGTAATATAGGAATTACCAGTATAGAAGTTGATATAGATGAATAATACTATTAACATAAAAATTAAAAAGAGAGTTTTCAACGAACTCTTTTTTAAGTATTTAAACAACGATAAACGTTATTTAATATTTTATGGTGGTGCAGGTAGTGGTAAAAGTTATTTTGTAGTAGAACGATATGTATATAAACTACTAACCGAAAAGAAATTTAATTTACTTGTAGTACGTAAAACAGGAAAAAGTAATAGAGATAGTACATTCGCATTATTTAAACAAATAATAAGAAAATGGAAATTACCTAAGTATTTTAAGATAAATGAAAGTGATTTAAGAATACGAAATCTAATAAATGGTAACGAAGTAGTGTTCGCAGGATTAGATGATGTAGAGAAACTTAAATCAATAACTTTTTCTAAAGGTGAATTAACTGACGTATGGATAGAAGAAGCGTCAGAAATATTAGAAAGCGACTTTAATCAACTGGACGTACGTTTAAGAGGTAAGGGAACTAAAAAACAAATAGTAATATCATTTAACCCTATAGACATTAATCATTGGTTAAAGAAAAGATTTTTTGATAGAAAAGCCGAAAATATTGAAATATGTCACAGCACATACAAAGATAATAATTTCCTAGACGAAGAGTATAAACAATTACTAGAAAGTTATAAAGAAACAGATGCATATTATTATGATGTTTATTGTCTAGGTAAATGGGGAGTATTAGGACAAACAGTATTCGATAGTAGAAAGATACAAGAAAGACTAAACAACCTTAATAAGCCTATTAAAACAGGTTATTTTGAGTATGTATATGATGATACAAAACCAGCAAGAAAGAAGATAAGTAATATTAAGTGGATAAATGATAAAAACGGCTATATAAAGATATATGAAGTACCTAATAAAGCTAATTACTATGCAATAGGTGGAGACACAGCAGGAGATGGTTCTGATTATTTCACAGGACATGTAATAGACGCTAAAACAAAAAAACAAGTAGCAGTATTCAAAAATCAAATGGATGCAGATTTATATACGAGACAAATGTATTGTTTAGGCATGTATTATTCGCATAGATATTTAAATGGAACATTAGAAGAAGCATTAATGGGAATAGAAGCTAACTTTGATAGTTTCCCTATAAGAGAACTAACAAGACTAGGATATAATCATCAATACATAAGAGAAAAGATAGATGAATATACAGGTAAAACTGAAAAGAGATTTGGCTTTAAGACAACGTCTATAACAAGACCAACAATAATAAGTTATCTAATATCTTTTGTTAGAGAACATTGTGATTTAATAAATGATGAAGATACATTACTAGAACTATTAACAATCGTAAGAAACGAAAAAGGAAGAATAGAAGCACCAGACGGAGGCCACGATGACCAAATGATGGGGCTTGCTATTGCTTATGAAGTATGTAATCAAGTAGTGTTTACAGATGAAGTATTAACACCATATCCAGAGTTTAAAGGATTCGATATAGACTTTTTAGAAAGTGATTATGGCGAAAAGATAACGGTGATATAAATGAAAAAAACTGTATATAGAGAAAAACACAACCCCCAACCTTTAGATTTAGATATAGTTATATATACAATAGAAGTAGCCGAAGTAGGGGGAATTGAATCGTGGTTATATTATGTTGGCAAAAAATATAACATAGGGCAGATAACACTACTTTATACTAAAGGTTCTAGTAGTCAAATAGAAAGGCTTTCAAAGGAACTAAAAACAATAAAGTATGAAGGCCAACCAGTAAAATGCAATAAGATAATATTTACTATGGCAAATTATATATTGCCTGAGTTATATGAAAACGCAAAAGAAAGATATTTAATAGTACATTGCGATTATGGAACTATTGGATGGAACATTGTACAAATACCGAAGATGGATAAAATATATGCTGTCTCTGAAACGGCAGCAAAGTCTATGGAAACAAAACAAGAACAAGAGGTATTTACGTTATATAATCCCGTTGAGGTAGATAAGCCGAAAAGATTACTAAAACTAATAAGCGCAACAAGGCTAACTTCAGAAAAAGGCTGGGATAGGATGGTGAGGTTAGCAGAAGAACTTGAAAATAAAGATATACCTTATATATGGTTAATCTTTACTGATAGGCCACCAGAAAAAGTGAACGAAAACATTATATTTATGAAACCAAGATATAATATCAGCGATTATATGATAGAAACCGATTATGGCGTACAACTTAGCTCAAGCGAGAGCTATTGTCTTTTTGTAAACGAGTGCTTAAAACTTAATATCCCAGTTATCATAACAGATTTAGAAGTATATAAAGAATTGGGTATCACTTCTAAGGAAGCTCATATATTAGATTTAGATATGAGCAATTTAGATGTTGAAAAGATTTATAATAAAATACCCAAAGTAAATTATAAAGGTAAAAATAGTGATAAAGAATATAGAAAGTTATTGGAGGTAAAGAAATGAAAAAGAAAGTATTTAGAAAAAAATATAATTCATTTGATGAAGATAAAGAAATAAAAAATGCTGTTGATAAAATATGGCATAATCAAACAATAGAATTTTTAGAAGAAGCTAAGCCTAAAAAGAAAACAACAAGAAAAAGGGCAACTAAAAAAACAACAAAAAAAGGTGATAAATAATGACAGAGACATTATGGATCATAGTTATAACAACACTACTAAACATGTGTTGTTTTTTAATGGGCGCAAAGATAAGACAAAAAGTAGATAAAGGTCAAGATATAAAGATACCTAAGGTAGAGCCTATTAAAGCAATAAGAGAGTTTAATGAAGAACAAGAAGTAAAGAAAGCTCAAGAAAGAGACCGTATTATAGCCGAAAACATAGATAACTATGATGGTACAAGTATAGGTCAGCAAGATATACCAAAGTAAGAGGTGATTAGATGGATTTAGAAGATATAAAGAAAACAGATGTTTGGGAGGAATACGAAAGAGGCCGTAACTATATGCGCATGCACAATGTCTTCTCAGATACAGACAAAAACTATCGTATGTATAGTGGCAATCAATGGGAAGGTGCAAAGATAGAAGGTATAGAACAAGCCCAATATAATTTCATAGAAACAATAGTCAACTATAAAGTAAGTACTATCAATCAAAACCTATGGCAGATGAACTTTAGTAGTGAAAACTTTGAAACAAGAGAGTTTAGAAAGACAGCCGAAAAGGTATGCGAACTACTTAACAAGAAAGCATCTAAAGTCTGGGAAAAAGACCAGATGGATAATAAAATCAGAGAAATATCTGATGATGCGGCCATAAATGATGAAGGAATTATTTATGTAGATTTTAATGAAGACGATCAAAACCCAATAAATGAAGTTATAAGTAAAAACGATATTCAATATGGAAACGAACAAAACCCAGATATACAAAGTCAACCGTATATCATTATTAGCCAAAGAAAGCCTATAACAGAAGTACAAGAAATGGCCAGAGCAGAAGGAGCAGACGAAGCAGATTTAAAACTAATTATAGGTGATACTGATTCATTTGAACAAGCTGGTGATTTTTCTAAGATTGAAAAAGATGACATGTGTACTATTGTTACAAAAATGTATAAAGAAAATGGAACTGTCAGATATTCTAAAGCTACACGTTTTGTAGATATTATTACTAACGAAGATTCTGGTTTAAGTTTATATCCAGTAGCACACTTTATTTGGAAAGATAAAAAAGGTAGTGCTAGAGGTGAAGGCGAAGTAAGATACTTAATACCTAACCAACTAGAACTTAATAAGACACTAGCAAGGATGCTATTAACAGTAAAACAATGCGCTTATACTCAAAAGGTTGCTAATGTAGATAAGATAGCCAATCCAGATGCTATTAATCGTGTAGGTGGAGTAATTAAAACTAAAAACGGTGCAACAGTAGATGATGTTACTAAGATATTTAATTATATTCATCCAGCAAGTATGAGTACAGATGTATCGAAGCTAATGAGTGATTTAATCTCTATCACTAGAGAACTTAAAAATGCAAGTGATATAGCAACAGGAGGTATTAATCCTGAACAGGCTTCTGGTAAAGCAATACTAGCAGTACAACAAGCATCACAACAACCAATGACAAAACAATTAGCAAACCTAAAGAGATGTATAGAAGAATTAGCCAGAATATGGCTAGATATGTGGACTGTATATACTCCAGATGGTATGAGACTAGAAGAAGAAGAGATGGATTTTGAAACTAACAAAACATATACACAATTAGTAGATATACCTGCAACAGTATTAGAAAACTTAAAAGGTACAGTTAAGGTAGATATAACGCCTAAGAGTCCATTTGATAAGTATGCACAAGAGTTAAGTTTAGAAAACTTGTTAAAAGGCGGTTATTTTACAGCTCAAAGAGTAGGAGAGTTAAGATATTATGCCGAAAGTCTTCCAGATGATGCCACAATGCCTAAACAAAAATTATTAGACGTATGTGACAAAATCGAAGACGAACAACGTAGAATAGCCGAAATTAATGCAGAGGCTCAAATGATGCAGCAGAGAGCCAATGACTTCTTAAGTGGCGACCCAGAAGCTCAAGCATCAAAGATAGATGAAGCACAAAGAGTTATTGAACAAGGCGAACAAACACCAGAAACAGAAGAAGAGCCAATAGAAACAGAAGAATCACCTGAATAGGTGTTTTTTTAGTCCAAGCCTTAAGACTTTAAAAGATGTGGTATGAGAAGCAAACTCAAACGAAAAAATAGGAGGAAAGAAAAATGTTTGAAGAAAACGAAAACCTAGTCGATGAGACTGAAAACGCTGAGGAACAAACAGCAGAAGAAATTGTTGATGATGTTGAAGAAGTGGAAGCCGTACAAGAGGAAGAAACAGAAACAACAGAAGAGCAAGAGAAAGTTTATACCGAAGATGAATTTAATCAAAAGTTAGACGATTTACTTGCAAAGAAGTTAGCTCGTAAAACAGCGAAGCTAGAAAAAGAGTATAAAAGAAAATACTCAAAACTAGAAAACGTGTTAAACGCTGGTTTAGGTACTTCTAATGTAGAAGAGGCCACAGACCAATTAACAGATTTCTATAAGGGTCAAGGTATAGATATACCAACAACCGACAACACATTTTCCGAAAGGGAAATAGAAGTTTTAGCAAGAGCAGAAGCAGACGACATTATTTCTTTAGGATATGATGAAATAAAAGACGAAAGCGACCGTTTAGCTAAAATAGGCGTGGATAATATGTCTCAAAGAGATAAAAAGTTATTTTCTTATCTAGCGACCGAAAGGAAACGAATTGAAGATGAGAGAGAACTTAACTCTATTGGAGTTAATAAAGATATGTTAGAAGATGAAGACTTTGTCGCTTTTAGAGGCAATCTTAACCCTGATTTATCTTTAAAAGAACAATACGAGATGTATTTAAAAATTAAGCCTAAAAAACAAACTAAAAAAATGGGAAGTATGAAAAGCGGAGCTACAGCAAAAGTCAAAGATTATTATTCGCCAGAAGAAATCGAAAGATTAACTGATGATGAGTTAGATAATCCAGATGTTTGGAAGGCAGTAAGAAAATCAATGACAGGCAGAGCTTAATACTTTCAAAGTAGAGGAGGAATAAAATATGGCAGTTGCAAATACTGTTGCACACTTTCAACAAACTATTTGGTCAAAATCAATTTTACGTTCACTACAAACAATCACTTCATTAAGAAATCATTGTGATTTCCAATATGAAAAAGATTCTAAAAATGCGAAAGAAGTTAAAATATTATCAGTAAACCGTCCAACTATTAGAACTTATATTCCAGGTACAGCTTTAACTCGTGAGAGCGCAGCTGATAGTTCTCAATTATTACAACTAAATCAATATAGATACTTCAATTTTGAAGTTGAAGATATTGTTAAAGCTCAATCAGTTCCAGGATTAATGGAATCATTAACTGATGAAGCTGCAAAAGGGTTAGCAGAAGAAGGAGACGCTTATGTTGGTTCTATCATTAAAGCTGATGTAGAAGCAACTACTCCAACAGTATCTATGAGTTCTAGTGTAATCACTTTAACTACTCAAAATGCTATGGCTAGTGTAGAAGATGGGTTTGCTACTTTATACGGAAACAACTGTAAAGTATCAGATACTTTCTACTTAGAATTAGCACCAGCAGTATTCACTACTTATAGACAACAATTAACTGAACTTTCTACTAATAACCCTGACATTCTTAAAAAAGGAGCAGTTGGAAAAATCAACAACGCTTTTGTATGTATTGAAAACTTACTACCAACTGGTATTGACGGTTCTGGTTCTACTGATAACGTTTACTATAATATTTTAAGAACTGATAAAGCTATCGCATTTGCTGAACAAATTGAAAAAGTTGAACACTATAGACCTGAAGATGCATTTACTGATGCAGTTAAAGGTTTATATGTATTCGGCGCTAAAATCGTAAGACCAAACGAAATCTATGTTATGAAAACAGCAATGTAAAATAAGGGTGTATAGCCCTTTTTATCGTGTTAAGAGGTAGATGGGTGCAACTCCCATAAACACGGCCGAGAAGGAGGATATATCATGAATAACGAGCTATTTACAGTAAGACCAAACCTAAAACAATTTTATGGTCGGACAGTAACAAAGGATACGACCTTTGACGAGGAAACTGACAACGGAGAAGTTAAACAAACGCTTAAAAACTTGACACTTAAAACAATTATAGATAGAAAAAGCGAATATGACGGAATTACATCTAAAGAGCATAGTGAACTTACTCAAAAATTAAAAGAAGGAACAATTTTAATATGGAGTGAAGTAGAGGGATATATTATTCCTAATGTTCCTATGTATAAACTAAAAGATTTGGAACAAGAAATTAAAGATGTTAAAAACATTTACAAAGAAAATACAGATATAAACCCAAAGGAGTGATTATATGACTTTAGAAGAAATGAAAGATAAAGTATATGCCATGATAGAAGAATACAACGAAGATGCCGACGATTTAACAGAAGATGAAGATTTAGCTCTTAAAATGAATGGTGTTATTAACCAGATACAAAATGAACTTGCTAGGCACAAAAAAATACCTGCTATAAAAGAGATAGAGGTTACAGAAGGGGATATAAAACTTTTAAATGAAATAGCAGATGATATGTATCAATTAAACACTATTAAAGGAATAGATGCTGATATCAATCTAAATGAAGTTATTTTCAATGAAACAGGAACAGCTAAAATATATTACTATAAATACCCAACACAAATTGACAGAAATACGGAAGATAATTATGAGTTTGAATTATCAAGAGATGTACTTGAAATAATGCCTTATGGAGTAGCTGGGGACATATTAAAGAGTGATGTGTCTAGTCAATATGGTCATATATACTTTGACAGATATAGACAATTACTACAGGAATTAGATACAAAATATGGTACTATGGTTGCTTATATTGATGGAGGAATTGACTAATGGCTACACAGATAAGTGGAAGTTTAATAACGAGAAACTATAAAAACTTTTCTGGTGTAGATTTTTCATCAAGAGGTGACGAGGTATCATTAAACCGTTCTCCAGACGCTTTAAACATGTGGAAAAATTATAGTAATAAAGTGGGAAAATGCGTAGAGACGAGACCGGATACAGAATTGTATAAAAAATATGATGCTGATATTCATGGTCTCTTTTTTTATGAATATAACAATGTCGACCATTTAATAGTACATAGTGGTACAAAACTTTATGATGGCACTAATGCTATTTACTCTAGTATGGCAGAACATAAAAGCAATTATTTTGTATACGATAGCAAATTATACATCATGGATAGTAATAAATACTTGGTATATGATGGAACGACTATATCAGAAGTAGAAGGTTATGTACCAACGACTTCAATAAGTAGAAGTCCAGCACAAGGCGGAGTAATACATGAAGACGTTAATTTACTTACACCTTATAGGAGAAATACGTTCTGTGCTGATGGCGAATCTACTGAATACCATTTAGACGCACAAAACATTGATGAAGAACAAGTCAGAGTATGGATTCGTGAAGATATAGACTTTGAAGAAGTTACGACAGGATTTACTACTAACTATGAAAAGGGGATTGTAACATTTACAACAGCACCATCAGTACCATTAACAGATGGTGAAGATAATGTAATGATTCAATATAAGAAAACTAGAGAAGGGTATAGACAGAGGATAGAAAATTGTACGCTATTAGAAGTATTTGATAATAGAGTATTCTTTAGTGGTAATAATGACTATCCAAACGTTTTATTTCATTGTTCTTTAAATGATCCAACTTATATAAGTGATTTAGATTATTATGAAGAAGGAACAAACGATAGTGCTATTAGGGCGTTAGTAGCAGGAAATAATGCTATATGGGTAATGAAAGAACCAAGTCAAAGTAATACAACTATTTTCTATCATAACCCAACGATAGATAGTGATTATGGGAAAATATACCCATCTACTCATTCATCTATTTCAACAGGATGTCAGACGACAGGAATTAACTTTAACGATACTATTTGTTTCTTTAGTGATAATGGCATGGAAGCAATAAGCGGAGATGTTACAACCGAACAAGCGATTGCTCATAGAAGTACATTTATTGATAATAGACTTTTAAATGAAGAAAAATATGACGATATGTTCTTAACGGAATGGGCTGGTTACTTGTTGGTAGTAATAGGTAATAAGATATATCTAGCAGATAGTAGGACAAGACCAACGGTAAATAATCATTATGAATATGAATGGTTTTATTGGGAAATGGATAAAGAGATTTCCAATTCATTCGTAAAGAACGGAAAACTTTATTTATGCTCTGAAGATACTATTTATACATTAACTAAAAAAGATACAGAAATAGAATCATATTGGACTACTATGCAAGATGAGTTTAGATACCCACAGTATCAGAAGATAACCAATAAAAAAGGTTGCACAGTAGATATGGAAGGAAAAGAAATTAATATTTACGCTAAAAGGGATAATCAACCATATAAGTTTATAAAAAAATATATTAATACGAAAGGATATGTAGTTCCTAGAATAAAGCAAAAGAAATGGAAAAGTATTCAATTAAAGTTTGCTTCTAAAAAACCATTTAGTTTATATTCAGCAACTTTAGAATCATACGTAGGAAGCTATGTTAAAAGATAGGAGGTAAATAATGGCTGTAGATTATAACGATAAAAGATTTCAACAGGTAAACTCAGAAAAACAAACGGCTTTAAATGAAGTTAATAATCTTTATAACAATATGATAAATAATAGTGATAAGTATTACAACGACCAGATTAAAGCCGCAGAAGACTATGGAACAAAGCAACAGGAACTACAACAAGCTAATACTGATTTTGCTATTGAAAAGATAGAACAACAAAAAGATTGGTTACAAAAAGACTATACAAAAGAGCAAAAAGGGGCGTATGCCGATTGGCAAAAACAAAGTAATAGGTATGGAGCTAACGCAGAAAAAGAAGCTACTCTAGGAATGAATAGAACAGGCTATAGCGAGAGTTCTCAGGTGAGTATGTATAATACCTATCAGAACCGTATTTCAACGGCTAGGGAAGGCTTTATTAGGGCAAATACAGAGTATGATAACTCTATTAAAGAAGCACAATTAGCTAATAACTCTGCTTTGGCTGAAATTGCTTATAATACTCTTAAAACAAAACTAGAATTATCCTTACAAGGATTTCAATATAAGAATACATTGCTTGAAAAACAATTACAAGCTAAAAACGAAACTGAAGATAGATACTACAATAGATGGAAAGATGTACTTAATCAGATTAATACAGAAAATGAACTTGCAGAAGAACAAAGACAATTTAATTTACAACTTGCTAGGAGTTATGCCTCAAAGAGTAGTGGCGGTTCTTCAAAAGGGTCTAGTAGCTCATCTAATAAATCTACTAAAACCAATACAACCGATTCTAACAAAAACGCTTGGGTTACTTATACAGGAACAAAAGCGGAAATAGATAAAATAAAAAACAGTGGGAAAGTAGAGGTTAAAGGAACCGAAAAAATGAGTAAAGTAAAAGGCACTCAATATTATGCAATTATTTATAGAGCAAAGTAGGTGATGTAAATGGCTAAAAAGAAAAAAGATGCATGGTTAGAGGGCATAGTACAAAAAAGCATAGATGCTGGGAATTCTAATTATGCTCAAAATATAAGACAGCAAGTGGATAGTGGGCAAATAGCACCTATCAAAACCACAGTAAAGAAAACAACTAAAACAGATACAAGTAGTACAAATAGCAATCAATTAGCGCCTATTAAAACCACAACTAATAAAACCACTTCAAAAGTAAATGCTGATGGGTATACTGACACAGGTAAAACATTAGGACAATATAGTAAAGTAGATTATGAAAATAGAAAGAATTGGAAAGTATATTCAAAAGACGATAAATTCTACTTCTATAATGAAAGAACTAAAAAATATGAACTTATAACCAATAACACTAATAATGAAATGAAGAGTGCTGATAGTATCAAATCAACAAAGAAAGACACTAAAAAAGTGGAAGATAATAAAAATCAATTAGCACCCATTAAAAACCAAAGCAATATTGCTAATAACACTTTTAGCGAAAAAGCAAAAGGTGCAACAAACAAAGTAATAAATAAAACAGACCCATTAGATCAGTTGAATACAGAGAATAGATTAAAACTTGATACGTCAGGATTAGAAGGACAAGAATATAATCAATATGCAGGTCAATTACTAGCTGAACAAAACAAAAATAAATCAAAATATAATAAAACCGGTAATATTTTAACAGATTATATTTTAAACTTAAAAGAAAGAGTACCAGCCACAGCTACGACTACGGCTTATTTGTTGAACAAAGGATTAACTAAAAGCGTAGAAAACATAGTGGATGCTGGAGCTACAGCAGGTGCATTTATCACAGATAAACTAGGAGATAATAACACCAGTAAAAAACTAAAAAATTATATCAAAGAAGATAGAACATCTAAAGTGGTAGATTCTTTAGGTAATGAAATGAAACTTGCTAAAGCAGAAAACAATACAATAGTTAAAAGAAACAATATTTTAGGTAAGGCGGTAGAAGGTATAGGCGGACAAATACCTAACTTAGCTTTAGGTATGGCAGGGAACCTTACTAAAGCCGGAAGTGTTGCAAGTAAAGTATTAAGTGGCGTAAACTGGGGTACTGTTGGTTTAAGGGGTGCAGGTAGTGGAGCAGAAGAAGCATTAATGTCTGACGCCAATATTGATGACGCTACTAAATATGCGATTTTAAATGGTGCAACAGAAGTGGCGACAGAATGGCTTACTGGTGGCATCCCTGGTGTTAAAGGAAGCTCTGGTGGTGGAATAGATAAAATAGTAGCTAAAAGCTTAGGTGAAGAAAGTATAGACCAAGCTAGCAAATCTTTGTCTCACGCTTTAATTAAAGCTGGCTATAGAATGGTTGGTGAAGGTGGAGAAGAAGCCTTAGCTGAAATATTAAACCCATTTATTAAAAACGCTACATATAGTCAAGGAGAAACTATTGACTGGCAACAAGTTGGTGAAAGCGCAATAATCGGAGCTGTTGTTGGTGGTGTATTAAATGCACCAGTATCTATAATGGATATTAATAATGCAAGAGCTAACGAAAAACAAACACAAAATAGCGAGACAATAATAAATCACCTTTTAGAAAATGAAGAACAAAATAATATAAATAGTCAACAAAATACAAACATCACCCAAACCACAACCGAAGATACAACAACTGAAGAACCAACAGAAACTACTATTGAAACTGATATTACAGATTTACAAAATACTATTGAACATTTACAAGAAAGAAAACAAAGTATTGCCGATGCACAAGAAAAAGAACAGCTAAATACACAAATAGCAGAAATGCAAGAACAATTAACCAAATTGCAAACAACGCAAGAAGAGCAATTTAATCAAATGGCTGAAGAAAATAATTTAGACCCTAATAATCAAACATTAAAGAACACTTATAAGCTATTAAATCAAAGGGGTGTACAAATTAAGATTGACCCCACACCATTTACAGATACTAACACAAATGCTTTCTGGAGTATTGATGGTAATGGCAGAAGACAAATTGTAATTAATCCAAATGCTAATACAGGTGATTTGGTACAAAACGTAGCAGTACATGAATTAACTCACGATTTGTTATCATCTGAAAACAGCTCTTATATGCTTGACCCAGATGATATAAGGAAATATATTTCTACCAAAGAAGGATATAAAGAAGCGAGACAGGATTTAGAGAGAATATATGTACAAAGATATGGTAGAAACAATCCCAATCTTCAAAGGCTAATTGATGAAGAAGCAGTAGCAAGTGTACTAGGAAATAAACTAGGAACACAAGAGTTTGTTAATGAGTTAATAGGAGAAAAACCAACACTAGCAAAGCAGATTTATAACTGGGTTATGGATAAGCTAGATAGCTTAAGAAAAATGGCTGGTTATGAAAATGAAGCTATGTATTGGCGAAATGTTAAAAAAAGATTTGAAAAAGCTTACAATATGAGTTATAATACTAAAAACAAAAAAGCGAGTTCTAGATATGCAACGGTTGATAATAATCCATACGGACACGTTGAAGATTTTGTAATGATGTCTCAAAAACAACAAGCCGAAGCACATAGAGTTATATCACCTAAAGCAAGCGAATTAGCAACTTTAGGTGAAGAATATGGTTCGGCAACAGATATAAATGGCAATACATATTACTTTGATGTATTAGAAGATGGAAATTATAGGGTTGATAGAGTATCAAAACATAGAGATATAGTTGAGGAGGTAGCCAATGAAACAGATACTAACAGAGATAGCAGATATTCTTTGGAAAGTGAAAAACATGGACAAAGACACAGTGATAGGAATACTCAATCCACTAGAGACAATGGAACAAGCAGAGGAGTTTCTAAACTTTATTCAACAAAATCAGGACAACAAAGAAGTAATGAGGAGAGACAAACTTCTAAGGAAAGCAGTAGAAATAGGGAACTAGATAATAGTTCTTTTTCTTATGACAATAAAGATAAAAAACTAACCAAAGAACAACAAGAGTTTTTTAAAGATAGTAAGGCGAGAGATGATAAAGGACGCTTAGAGGTTGTTTATCATACTACTCCTAATAAGTTTACTGTATTTGATAAGTCAAAATTAGGAACTAATACAGATTATACTAATACAGCATTTGGTTATTTTGTTACACCTAATAAAAAATTTAGCAGTAGATTTGGTGACATCAATGACGAGAGTGTAAAATCTAATACAATGCAGTTATATATAAATATAGAGAAACCTATCATACACCCATATAATGCCGGCTATAAATATGATGGCGTTGAGCTTGATAATATAGTAAGAGAATATTTAAAAGCTACTGACAATAGCCCATATATAAAAGAGTTGGAAAAAGACGCTGAAGAAGCAAACACTAGTTTATATGATATGTATATGGATAGAACATTTGGTGAAGACCCTTTTGAATATACAGAATTTGATAAAGAAACATTAGAAAAAAAAGGTTATGATTCAGTAATAATAGTAGAAGGGGTAGAAAACAATGTAATAGAGGGTTCAAAAAATAATAATCCTGTCATCAGTTACGCGGTTTTCAACAATAATCAAATAAAAGACGTAGATAATACTAATCCCACTAATGATCCTGATATAAGATATTCTGAAAACGGTACATCATGGCAAGCGTTCGTAGAAAAAAACTTCAAACCAGAAGGAACAGGACAAACGCTACAAGATATAAAAGTACAAACTGAAAAAGCTGTAGCACCATTAAAAAAAGAAATAACTAATCTAACAAAAGAAGTAAATAAACTTAACAAACAAATAGCACCAGTTAAACAAAAACAAGGAAATATACCTATAAAAGAAGAGTTGCTTGATAAATATTCAAACGCTAAGGACATTTTTAAAAATGAATCAACAAATTATGATGGCAAAGTTAACATTAAACGTATAGATGTTAATTTAGAAAATAAAAACGCAACAGATATTTATCATGATGCTGTAAACATTTTTAAACAAAACCACAATGTTAATCGTTTTAAAAACGATGGCAACAACATTTATGTAACTAACCAAGATATAAAAGAAAGCATAAACAAAGTATATAATGACAGGTTACAAAACAAATATTTGAAAGAACATTTACAGGTGTTTTCTGATTTAGGTGATATTATTGAAAGTGCTAAATTAGTAAGTCAAACATTTGAAAATAAAAATAGAACCAAATATAACACTTGGAACTATTATTTTAACAACTTAGATATTGATGGTGAAAAATTTAATTTAGAATTTGAAGTAGTATCTAGGCAAGATGGTGAGAATCATTATAGGATTCAAAGACTAGAAAAAGCAGACGCTCAGTCAACTCTTCCTATAAAAGGCGAGGTTGATTTAGGAGCATCTGCTTCTGTCAACAATGATACTACAAAACAACAAAAAAGTCAAATAGCACCATCAATAAATAGTATGCAACAAGAAGAAAAAAATATAGCATCTGTAAATGAAAAGATACAATTTACCGAAGGCAAAGTAAATAAACTTATGTCTCAAACAGCAACCGAACCCGAAAGAGTGGAAACAGAAGATGGACGCTTATTTGATTACAATGATATTAGATATGGCATAACAGGTGATAGTGAATCAGGTTATGATTTGGTGCATAATGATTCTGGTATGTATTTAAAATATTACAGTACATTAAAAGAACTAAAAGAAGATATGCCAAACATTGATAAGAAAATGAAACAAAACAAAAATAATATTGATTTCGCCGTTGAAAGATTTAATAAAGTTAAAAAAGAACAACTAAAAGAAAAACAAACTATAAATGCTCCAATATCAGATAATGTTAAGAAAGTTAATTTTGACAAAGCAATTAAAGATGATTCTAAAGATGTTGCTAAAACAATGAACGCTTTAATTGGCAATGATGACACTTTAACTATTAAAGGTGATTGGCCAGATATGAAATTGCGTAGATGGATAGAAACATCTACAGAAAGCGATGTGGTAGATAAGAAACTAATAATAGAAGATTTTGACACATTAAAAGCTACTTATGAAGTTAAATCTAATAAGAAGTCTTTAGAAAACGCTAATAGAAAACTTAATATGCTTGGTTATGAAAAAGGTGTCGAAACATTTAATAATTTACTTAATGATGATAGAATACCAAAAGCCGAAGATGTAATTTTAGGGGAAAGATTATTACAAGAAGCAATAAATCAAAACGATATTGTCACAGCCAAAGAACTAATTGAAAACATAGCAATAATGGGTACGGAGTTAGGGCAAGCCACTCAAGCGTTAAGTGTTATCAAAAGGCTAACTCCCGAAGGACAATTAAAAATGATTTCTAAAACAGTTAGAAGAGCTAAGATGACAGGTAATAAGGCTTTTGATGATGTTGAAATAACACCAGAAATGGTTGAAAAGATTTTGAAAACATATAATAAAAATGGTACTTGGAATCAAGAAGATTTAGACGAAGCAGTAGAACAAGTTAAACAGGATATAGCAGACCAGTTAAAGGTAACGACAAGTGATAAAATTAATTCATGGAGATATTTATCTATGTTAGGTAATCCTAAAACTCATATAAGAAATATAGTGTCTAATATAGCTATGAAGGGAACTATATCTGTTAAAAATGCTATGGCTAGAACTATTGAATCAGTAGCTCCAATAAAAAATAGAACTAAAACATGGGAAAAACCTAGTAAAACCGTGGAAGATTTTGCTAAAGAAACAACATTAGATATGAAAGATGCTATTACAGGTCAAAACAAGTATAGTGAAGAATCGTCTATTGAAAGAAAAAAACAAGTCTTTAAAAACGCCGTTTTAGAAAAAGCTAGCAAGTTTAACAGTAAGGCTTTAGAGGGCGAGGATTGGTTTTTTAGTAAACAAGCTTTTGAAAATACATTTAAAGAATATCTGACAGCCCAAGAAATACGAACACAAGAAGATATTGAAAATAACCCAGATGTAATAAATAAAGCTAAAGCCTACGCGCTAGAACAAGCTGAAATATCAACCTTTAGACAATATAGTTGGTTAGCAAGCAAAATAGCTCAAATAGAAAACAAAAACGCAGGTACTAAATTAGCAGTAGGTGCTTTAATTCCGTTTAAGAAAACACCAATAAACATTGCAAAAGCAGGAGTTAATTATTCGCCAATAGGTTTAATTAAGTCTTTATCCTATGATGCTTATCAAGTGCAGCAAGGGAATATGGAAGCGAGTCAGTTAATAGATAATTTGTGTCAGGGTTTAACAGGTTCAGCTTTATTAGGAGTTGGATATGCGTTAGCAAAAGCCGGTTTCTTGTTAGCAGGTGGTGATGATGATAAAGAAGGAAAATATGATAAGGCACTAGGTAACCAAGATTTTTCAATTAAAATAGGTGGACACACTTATACAATATCTTGGCTATCACCAGTAGCTATGCCTTTGTTAGAAGGCGCTTCTTTGTTTAAACAACTCGAAGACAAAGAAAATTGGGACGCTAATATAATTTTAGATACATTGGCTCAAACATTAGACCCACTTTCTTCTATGTCTTTCCTATCAAGTTTAACCGACACATTAAACTCTTATAGCAAAGGTAGTGCTGGTATGATTAAAGATATAGGTTTAAATACTACTCAAAGTTATGTAATGCAGTTTTTCCCTACGTTGTTTAGTCAAATAGCAAGCACATTAGATGATAAAAAACGTAGCACTATTCCATCAAAAGATAGTTCGTTTGCTTTTGGCGAAAAAATAGTAAGACAAATTATGTATAAAACACCGGGCTTAAGAAACAAACTTGAAAGTACTACAGATATATGGGGTAATGAAAAACAGCAAGCAGAAAACATATTGCAAAGAGCGTTTGAAAGTTTTCTCGCTCCATATTCAAGAAGCAAAGATTTAAGCACAGAATTGGATAACGAACTTAAAAGAGTATATAAAGAAACAGATAACACTCGTGCAATACCTAGTACTCCTCGTTCTTATCTAATGTATGGTGGCGAAAAGTATTCTATGTCGGCCAAAGATTATACACAATATAAAGAAACTTATGGTCAAACAGCTAACGGATATTTAAGTGAACTTATTAAAAATGATACATATCAAAATGCTGATAGTGAAACACAAGTAAAAATGATAGATAAAGCATTTACTTTTTCAAGAGTACAAGCTAATGAAGAATATTTTGAAAATAACAATTATGAATATTCAAACACTTATCTAAACGAGTTAAATAGAATAGATGCGGAAAATATGACTAATGAAGAAATGGCTGATTATATAGCTAGTAAAAAGTATAGGAGTAGTTGATTATGTTAAATAAAAGAGATATAAATGTACCTAGAACACCATCAGATGTAGAAAGGCGTTTTAAATTAAACGACATAGAGAATAAGGTAGAAAAAGAAGAAGGCAAAGGCTTATCGACTAATGATTTTACTAACGAGTATAAAAATAAAGTAGATAATAATGCACAGGCACGGCATACGCATAGTAACAAGTCCGTGCTTGACACTATTACCTCTGCTAAATTACAAAGCTATGATGCCTTGGTTAGTACTAATTATATATTTTCATTATTTAGTGGAGACGAAGATGGAGATGTGACATTATTAGATAATCCATCCAACTATGATATGATAGAAATTGTATATGGTGATGATAATGTCTATGACACAAAAGTACTTGGTGATATTAATGCCAAAAGTTTTATACTTTCATTAGATATCGATACAACAACAACAATAAAAGCACAATATACAATATCAAACTTAAACATAACAAAAGACACGGCAGAGACAGATATTAGGGTGTTTGAAGTAATTGCTTATAACTTTAAGAGAGGAGTTGATTAAATGATAGCTATAGAAGATGGGAAGACAATACATTTAACTAGAGGAGACAAAACGTCAGGCGAGTTTAATAGACTTGCTTTTTATTTTCCTATTTACAACATAGAAACAGAAGAAATTGAAAATTATAAGTTTAAACCAACTGATAAGATTTCATTTATAGTCAAAGAGAAAAAAGGATATACAAAAGATGAACTATTAAGAAAAGAATATTTAATAAGTGAATTAGGATATACAGAGACTGTAGAGTTTCCAGAGTTGATATTAACACCAGAAGATACTAAAGTGTTTCCACTTTTAAATAAGAAAAAAATATATTGGTATGATTTAGTTTTAAATGATGCTACAACTATGTTAGGTATGGATGATGAAGGAGCTAAAAAAATAATTGTATATCCAGAAGGAGGAGAAATATAATGGAAAAATTAACAGCTAGTTTTGGGTTTAAGGGTGCCGACGGGGTAAGCCCAACGATAGAAACATCAAAAACCGACGGGGTTACTACTTTAACTATCACCGATGTAGAGGGAACAAAAACAGCTACTATTTTAGATGGTGAAGAAGGGAAGGTAAGAGATGGGGTGCCAACAAACAGCGTAATAGGATTTGACGGAACATCATCAAATATCCCAGCAGGTTATGAACTTACAGATGAAACTTTTGGTGGTGGAGGTGAAACCCTAAAAATAGGTACAATATTACCTTTTAGTGGAACAACACTCCCAGCAGGGTATTTATTCTGTGATGGCGCTGAAATAAGCAGAACTACTTATAGTGATTTGTTTGTGGTAATAGGGACAAAATATGGAGAAGGCAATGGGACAACTACATTTAATTTACCAAATTTAAGTGGTAAAGTTCCACTTGGCTTAGATTCCAACGATAATGACTTTAATGTTTTAGGCAACACAGGAGGAGAAAAAACTCATAAATTAACGATTGCTGAAATGCCAAAACATAAGCACGATACACAAATTAACAGAGACTCAGGAAGTATGTCGTGGGGAGGATTAACTGGAGTTCAAAATGTTTCTGGTGTTACATACGGTTATGCAGACTCCACTCAAGTCGGAGGAGATACGGCTCACAACAATTTACAACCATATATGGTGGTAAATTATATTATTAAGGCAACTCAAACAGCACCAATAAATGGACAAGTAATTGATTCATATACTGAAAGTCAAACTGACTCTTATAGCGCCCATTACTTAAATGGAAAACTAGGAGAGATTTTTAATAGAGTTCATTATGCAGCATTTTCTAAAACTATAAGTGATAGTTTTACATCAAGTTATAAAGACGTAATATGGCAGTCAGTAGAAGGTGATACAAACGATATTGTATTAGGTAGTAATAATTATGATATTACTATAAATTGTGATTGTAAATATGCTCTAATGTTACTTTCAATGAACACTACAAGTGATACTGGTTTCTGGTGGAAAACTTTTAAGAATGGTAATGAGTTTACTACTCAATGGGAAAGTGCGAACGGGTCTTTTCATAATGATACATGTATAATGCCTGTTCAAAAAAACGATGTAATTAAAAATCAGTTTTATATGAGTCCTAACTCATCTACATCAAACGGAAATATGAACAAATTAATAATTATATTATTTAATTAAAGGAGGTAAAAATGTTAGCAATAAAAAAAGTGAGTGTTGTTCCTTTAGCGGAAAATGAAGGAAGAATAATTGATAGCTTTAGCACACAAGATGATAAGCACACTAACGCACCTAGTTTAAATGCTGTCTCAAATATAACAGGAGATTTAAGCAATTTAACGACAACTAATAAAAATAGTTTAGTCGGTGCGACAAATGAAATAAAATCCGAACAGAATAACACAAATAGTTTGTTAGGAGATTTATCAAATTTAGACACCGCTGAAAAATCAAGTTTAGTTGGTGCAGTAAATGAATTAGTACCTGTCGAACTATATTCTAGTGTTAGTGGTGAAAGTGGAGAGATCACTTTAAGTGATGATATTGAAAATTATAAACGAGTAGATATTATAGCAAATGGTCATGGAATATTATCTGTGGTGTCTATATTCCCGCAAGATAATATAAATACAAGTTTTAGACTTGTATCTTCTAATTGGAGTACTGGCATAGTTGTTACGAGTAAACTTTATACTTGTAGTGAAAATAAAATTACACCTTCGACCATGTCAAATATATATATAAACACCAGTAAAGTAATTGAATATGTTAGAAGCGATTTGTCACAAGACTCATGGTTAATTACAATTCATAAAGTTATAGGTTATAAATAAAAGGAGGAAAAAAATATGATTTCAACATTTAAAACAGATTATATAAAAATAAATAAAGATGGAGAAAAAAGGGGAGTAGAATTAAGAGGTTTAAGTACAGATACCAAACCTACTGAAAACATTGATAATGGTTCTACCTATATTGAAATAGATACAGGAAAAATCTATATGTACGATGGCGAAAATCAGCAATGGAAGGAGATATAGTATGGATGTAACAAGTTATTTACTTGGTAAGAAAGCTGGGGGTGGCGGTTCTACCCCTACCTTGCAATCAAAAGATGTAACAATAACCTCTAACGGCACACAAACAGTAACGCCTGATAGTGGTTATGATGGGTTAAGTGATGTGGATATAACAACTGACGTACAACCTACTTTACAAAACAAAAATGTAACAATAAATAGCAATACAACTACCTCAATAAGTGCTGATAGCAATTATGATGGATTAGACACGGTATCTGTTACAACCAATGTACAACCAGATTTAGAAAGTAAAAGTGTAACAATAACTGAAAACACTACTACTACGATAACACCAACAAGTGGGAAAGATGGTTTAAGCAGTGTTAGCGTTACGACTAATGTAAGTGGTGGTGGAGGTATTATAACAGGAGATATTGTTTCAAAAGAAATAGCAAATGGAAGCATCAGTTCCGGAGATTTTGTCACCGGAAATGTATTGACGATTGAAGACAGATTGAATAATTCTCTAAATTATAGTCTACCTTATAATGTAAACGGCGTAAACATGAATAATTTATTAGATAATGATGATAATACTTATGCAACAATTACTGGTTCAACGGTAAATTCAAGAATATACATGAATTGTAAAACTTATTCTCAATTAAATATACCTTCAAATGCAAAAATAATAAGTTTTAAAATTAAGTATAAAGTTGATTTTGCAGATAAGAACGCAGGAGTTTTGAAAATAGTTAACCCTTTATATTATTATGGTGGGTTTCCTAATGGCGACAGGGACATGTTTGGTTATAAAAACGACAGGTACACTGACATTACGACAGATTATCCAAAAACAGGAGAAATTGAATTAGCCGATTTTATAAAAATTATACCATCTATGATTGAAAACTTAGGTTTTCAAATATATACTGCTGTAAATAAAAGTATATATTTATATTATGCAAAATTTGAAATAACATATATTGATGATAGTAAAATAAAAAAAATAGAAGCATCTGAAGAAGATATTTTAGGTATTGCAAATGAAAATGGAACAGCTGGTGATACGATACAAGTATATGTTCCAGAATACGAGGCAAGTCAAGCATGATAACTAATTCAATATTAAATTGGCTTATAACAATTATATTAGGTGGCATATTAGGCTATATAGTAAAGATATATAAAGATAGTAAAGCCATGAAACAAGCTATGATAAGCCTATTACGAAGCCAAATAGTAGGTAAGTGTGAAAAGTGTCTAGAGCAAGGGTATTTACCTGACAGTGTTAGACAATGTTTAGAGGATTTATTTGAACAATATAAAATATTAGGTGGAAATCATGGAGTATCAAAATTAGTAGATCAAGCATATACATTACCACCTAAAAAGAAAGCGAGAAAGAAAAATGAAACTAAAAAAACTATGGAATAATAGAATATTTAGAACATTTATACAAACTGCTTTATCAAGTATATTTACATATTTTGCAGCAGTAAATATATTCAATATAGATAGTAAAGCGGTAATAGGGTTACTAATAAGTGCAGTCGCTACTGGTTTGGCTGCAATAATGCCATTATTTAATGAGGAGGATTAATTATGTTACCAATAAGTCAAAACTTAACAACAGTTAATTATAATAGTGCTAATAAAACTAATAAATATATAGTTGTACACTATACAGGTAATTCTACCGATACGGCGTACAACAACACTAAATACTTTAAATCAGTAAATCGCAATGCTTCTGCTAATTATTTTGTGGATGATAGTTCTATATGGCAATGTGTACAAGATAAAGATATAGCGTGGCATTGTGGAGATAATTTAAAAAAAGGTTCTGGTGGATCATATTATGGTAAATGTACAAATCGTAATTCAATAGGAATAGAGATGTGTTGTACAAACTATGATGTATCTGCACAAACGGAAGCAAATACCATTGAACTTGTAAAATACTTAATGAATAAATATAGTATTCCAGTAAGTAATGTTATACGCCACTATGACGTAACAAATAAGATATGTCCTGCTCCAATGGTAAATAATAGTACTAGATGGGATAATTTCAAAAAAGCTTTAGGTGGAACCCCTAGCCCAACTCCAACGCCTACGCCAACAGGAATAACAGGAGATATAACATATCAGTCTTACGATAATAAAAAAGGTATATGGTTACCTGAAGTAATTAACGATAGAGATTATGCCGGTAATATGGGTAATTCTATGGGTGGTATTCGTGCGAAATGCAAGTATGGTACTATCTATATTCAATCACATATAAAAGGCGGTAATTGGCTTTCTGTTATCAATTCTAGTACCTATTCTAAAAACAATAAAACTAATGGCAATTCATATTCGGGAATATATGGAAAAGCTATTGATGGTGTTAAGATATGGTCTAGTCAAGGATATGTTAGTTATAGAGTACATATCCTAGGTGGTGGCTGGTTACCATGGGTACATAAAGCCGATAATACTAATGATGGATATGCTGGTATTTATGGTAAAACAATAGATGCTATTGAAATGAAATAGTATAATTTAGTAAAAATTAGTAAAATTTGACAAAATTTAGTAGATGTGTATAATATAAGTACTTTTTAAATGAGATGTGTAAACCTTTCGTTTAGGGGTTGAAATCTCGCTAAAAAGTTGTTAAAATAAAAATGTAAGGAAAAAGGGTTTAGAAAAAAACAATTTAAAAATTGTATAATTCGTTTATTTCTTACATACATTAAAAAAAGAGATGTACTTATCGCTAGTTAAGTGCTAATCTCTGTTCAACTGTTTAGTTGGTAAGAAAATAACACCGTTCATTCGCTGAAAGGTGTTTTTTCTTTAGTTCTTTGATTTCAAAGCAAGGATAATCAATAGAAGTAGTATTAGTATAACTATTACTGTTTCCATCATTAACTCTTTCTTTTAAACTCATTGAACATCACCTCCGTTCTAATTTAATAAAATAATTTAAAAAATATTGAACAGAGGAACACCTAACAAGTACATCTCAATTACATATTCTAACAAAAAAAATTAACAATGACAATAGAAAACGTTCGCTTATTTTAAAACACGGATTAATTTCCGTGTTCTTTTTTATTAGGGGAAGAGTATAAACTCTATGGATTGGTTTTTTTAAACCGATGTCTATACTAACAAACATATTGTTATAGGTCAATAATTTTAAATCGACAAAATATGACATTGTTTGCTAGTGTTGGGCTGCTCTTTTTTTATTTTAATAAGTATTTTCGATAGTGTTCTTCATGTTCTGGGAATATTTTACACATATTATCATATATTGTTTTTCTTTGCACTTTATCACATTTCTCATGTTCATTTATAATATGTTCTTCATACGATAATGGTGCAAGATTCCATACGTTATTATTTGATCTATTTCTATCTATATGATGATAATGTCTTATAGTGAATACGCTTCCATGTTTAGGTAAATATCTACCACTAGCAACACTAATAACATATTCCTGGTTATCTTTTGATTCGTGTATATTATCTAGTTCTTTTCTAATTTTTTTAGGAACATTCAT